TATGCATTTATTGGGTTTTTACTTGCCTCTATTTTAGAGACAGTTACTTTTTCTTATGTTGCTTTTGTTTTAATATTAATTGCACTCACCTCAATATGGTTTTGCAATCGTGCTGGTTATTTTTACCTATCACTTGTTCCTGTGCTTAGTGTAAATATATTTCTAGCATTGTTGTCTTACCAATGGCGTGATCCAGTGTATATCTTTATTAAAATAAGTAAGATATCTTGTATTTTCTTTGTTGTTGAACCAATGCTAACAGCCATAGTTGTCCTTTTAATTTCTTTAATTAAAAGAATGACTGGTCATGCATATTTGACTGGTCTCGTTTCGAGTTATTTGGAACGAAACAAGATCAAATATCCTTTGTATGACCATTTGCGTAAGCGTTTTCGGGAGATTACCATCGATTTCTTTAAAATCGAAGGAAATCACCCTCATGGTGTGCTGGCAGCTCATCGTTCTATGTGTGACAATGCTATTAATGGCCACATCCGACGAGCAGGTAAAACAATTTATTCTTTGTCTATGTCTCAAAAAGATCAGCGTAATGGAATTAATGGATCACGCAATTATTACTTTTCAAAGGATTTGAATGGCTCTCATGTTGATGAGAGAAAACCAAATGCCAATGAAATAGTTAAAATGATTGATGTTGATTATTATGTTCACCCATCGCGCATAGTCAATGATGTCCCGGTAATCTTGTACACGTTTAGTCCACTGCGAACGGCAGGGATCATGGACCATTCAGCTTTCAGGTTTTTAGATCAAAACACATTAAGCATGACTGTTTGTGGTAACGAAGGTGGTTACACTCATCAGTTGTGGGATTATGCTGTTGACACTGTCACTCGGTTTAGCTTCTTTGAAGACTTTATCCCTACATTCTATTCAAATTTTGTTGATAGAGTTTATGTTGGTAAAGACCGATACATTGTCCAGATTGTTCCTAACTGTAAGTTCACCTGGTTCGCTGCTACGGTTGCATGGTTGTGGTTTGGTGGTAATAATCTGAAAAGAATCACTCTGGAGGAGGAAGGCCCATATCTGATCAAAAGTTTTATTGAGGGAACACGTGAATACGTATCAATAGTCCGCACCGATATGTCTTGTAATGAAGACATCGTTGTACCTAAGACTGTTATGTTATCATGTTTTTCAGCAAGAAAACCTAGTGATGATTTAGGCTCCTTTTCTCGAATGATCTCAGCATGTGAGTCAGAATACAAACCTGATCCAACACTGGCTGCTGTTTGGCTTCGTGATCTTTGTCAGTACAAAATTGATACCTTAAGTTCTATATTACCAAATGAATTTTGTCAACCGCATTACCAACCTATTTTTAAAGATATGCCTTTAGACCTTGCAAAACCTACGGGTAGAGTTTGGTGTAAAGCATACTTTGACGCTGCTTGGTTGCCCATGCGAAGTTTGGCTAGTGACATTTGGTGTGTGTTTGGACGAGTTGTCAAACCACAACAAAATAAAGTTATCAAAATTACCCCAAAACTCCTTAGTTATATGGAGGAGTTTGTTCAATTGACTATTCCTGTTCCCAACACTTTAATCCCTGAGGACATAGAAAGTGTTGTTGAGAAACAGAACCGTCCTACTCAAAGATCACTTTATGAACAAGCAAAGAATTCCTTGTTTTTCTTATTTTGTAAAATTTCTTCCTTTCAGAAGGGTGAGGCTTACTCAACTATGAATGTTCCTAGAAATATTACAACTTATGACACAACAACAAAAATTTTGTATTCAGGCTTTATGTACTCTTTTACTAAGTATGTTTTAAAACCATCAGCTTGGTATGCTTTTGGAAAGAATCCTCGTGAATTGGCCACATCAATTCATAATCTGGTTGCACGTGCTTCGCATATTTACATCTGATTTTAGCAAATTTGATGCGACTGTCAATCAGATCTTTCGTACATTGGAAGAAATGGCTCTTGTTAGAGCATTTAATCCTAGTTACCATGATGAAGTGTTGAAACTTCATGAAGGTCAAATGTGTACCAAAGGTTCCACAAAGTATGGTGTTAGTTATTCTAGCGCCTTTACACGTGGTTCGGGTTCTCCAGAAACTGCAGCTTTTAATTCTTATGACAATGCTTTTGTAAATTATGTTGCCAACCGTGAAACAGGCATGACTGTTCATCAAGCTTATGACCAGTTGGGGTTATATGGTGGTGATGATGGTATTAATCAAGGATGTAGTGAAAACTACACTCGAGCATGTGAAATGCTTGGTCTTGATGTTAAGGTTGAATGTGTCAAAACTTATGATCCTATTAAGTTTTTAGGACGCATCTACGTTAACCCTTGGATTAATAATCATTCCATTATAGACTTCAAACGAATGTTAGGCAAGCTCCATCTAACTGTTTCGCAAGAAACATCGAATGAAGTTGTAGCCCGACGTAAAGCACTGTCCTTATCATGGACAGATGCTAAGACTCCATTTATTGGGTCTTGGTCTAAAGCTGTTCTGCGTTTAACAGAAAATTTGTCAAACAACAAGAAAAATCGAGCTCTTAGCAATGAGAGGGAAGATGTTTCTTGGTGGTACTTTAATGCACAAATTGATGATCATTTATCTGAAAAATTTCCACAACCTAGTTGGGACATATCGGCCGCCATAATAATTCAAGAGTTTAATGTTGATGATAAAATCAACATTGACTTCCTGAAGAGTTGTGAGTTGTCGTTTTCTCTTGCTAAATCTTTTGATGATTTGTTTTTCTTTAATAAACAGAACCAACCCTTGTTTGGTGCCGAACAACCTGATATTAAGGTTGGGGCGGTTTATAAAGGAGAAATTGTCGGACCGTTGATCAACGCTCCTGTTGATCAAAAGACCCTTCGCATCAAAGGTGAGGAGAAAAAAGAGTGTGCAAACCCTGAGTGCAAAAAGAAAATAACTTCAAG